GCGCTAATAGCCTGAGAAGATACAACAGTACCAACTGCCCCGGTAGCAGTTTCGCCGGTAAGCGCTGCGCTAATAGCCTGAGAAGATACAACAGTACCAACTGATCCCGTGGCGGTCTCGCCGGTAAGCGCGACGGTAGAATCTGATTGTGCAGAAACAGTACCAACTGATCCGGTGGTACTTACGCCAGAAATGGCAACAGTTACACCGCCGCCACCAGCTGCTGGTAGGGCGGAAAAGGGGGTATCAGCGAATGCTGAATTACCGAACATGAGCTAACCCCCTCTCGCTAAAAGAGGAGATTAAGCCAAGTTCAGCAGAGCAGTACCAGCAGCGTTAGATGGCATCGTCAAAGTAAACGTGCCAGCAGTCACAGTCTGAGAACCAAAGGTGTGTACGCTGACAGCTTTATTCGACTGAGTGCTGTTATAAATCAGCACAGCATCGAACGCTGTAGCCAGAGTTACACCGCTATAAACCAAACTAGCCGAAGGGGTCCAGTAGGCTGTGGTTCCACTAGAGGTAGGAGCAGTAGCGTTTGTTACCGTAATGCCGCCAGCGGTATATCCCGTACCAGACACTTCGCCCGTGCTGCTGTACGCAGTGGTGCTTGCGTTAACAGTAGCAGAAGCCAAATACAGCGCAGCTTTAAAAGTGTTTGCTGTAGAGGCGGTTTGAGCAGGATTGCTGCTGCTAAATGCGTGCACAGCATTGAGCAAGTCAACCTTGAACGATGTGCACATTGCTTGAGTATTTGCCATGATATGTTTCCTTTAAGCTAACATTGCTGCAATACCGTCAGAAAACACGTTCTGTTTTAGATGAACGTGCACTGAACGATGAACTAATTCGCCATCCAGCCAGTATTCAACCCAGCGGGTAAGCTCGTTATCATTATCAATGGAGCCCTCTCGTTTATCAAGCAGAGATTCGTCCATTTCACCTTTGGTAGTCGTTACAAGGGCCATTACGCAATCCTTAAAAGTGCGTCCGCAACCGTATTCGGTGGAAGTTGCACGGTGAATGAAGTGGTCGTTGTTTTATCAGCGCCAAAGTCCAATACAGCAATAGACCGGTTGGCCTTGCTAGTATTGTAGATTAGGGCACAGCGTGCTGTAAACGCTGCTGGGTCCCACACCACGTTATCAAAACTGATGTACGCAGTTGTGCCAGATGTGGACACCGTAACGCCCGAAATCTCATTACCGCCAGCTGTGTAGCCAGTGCCAGTAATTTCATTAGCCGAAGAATACACAGTAGTATCCAGATTCAAAGCAGCATTGCCCGTATACAGGGCCATTTTAAGCGTATCCGTAGTCAAATCTTGGATACCCTGTGGCAACTCGCTTTTAAAGCTGGTAGTCATGCCTTGGACAATCATACGACGGGCACCTTAAGCTGACCATTACGATAGGTATCCTGCCGCTGCTTGCCGTCAGCCAGATTCTTGAGCAGAGCCAAAGCCTGCACATACCGATCATTGTATGTAGCGGACATCTCTGGATCGCCCTTCATATAGGTAAGCGCCTCGCACATAGTCCCGTACAGCAGCACGGACGAGAAGTGCTCTCCAAGCCACGTTTCGTTGGCAGTAACAATAGACTCTGGATAGAAGTAGTAGTTAAGCTCTACGTTGTAGTTTACGTTAGGCGTAGGACCGATAATAAACGCCATGTTAGTAGTCATATCCCCGCTATTAACAGCGGGACCAAACAGCGCGTAATACTTGGGAACCCCCGTGGCTGTCGGGCTTGGGTAGGCCTGCCGAATAAAGTTGACATCTTTATCCAGTAGATAAATATAGTCATCGCCCCCCGAAGTCGGGAATATTGCCATGCTATATGCAGACAAAAAATCCGTGGGGCACGCCAAATACTGGCTATTTGCTGATAACCCGCCCGTCACGTTTTTGCGAAGATAGGCTAACTGAACCGTGTTGTAAATACGTTGCTCCGCCTGCTGGATGAACGTATTCATGTCCTCCGTAGGGAACGTATTTTCGCAGTAATCAGTTACTGCTGTGACCAACTCGGTGTAGTTCATGTCAACCTCAACCCATTGGGCCTCTTGCCATCACGCCTTTTGTAGCCGCGCCAGTACCACGGATTTTAATGCCACCGGTTTTAACGGCTTCTTGACTCTGTGATTTGTCAATATTGCCAACGCTCATATCATAGGTGTTCAAGTCATTTTCGAGGGGGCGAGTACTCTTCAACCCTTCGGTATAACGACCAGCATAGCCTGCTGCGGGTTTGGTGTTTTTTGCCATTTTTAGCCTCACTTTTGTGCTGCAATTTTAGCCAAATTACGCCCCATAGACTTCATATTGGCATTGGTTTTACCAACATTACTACTACCTTTGTGGGACTGAATACCGACAGTGGGGCCGTCATCGCCCAGATTCCTGCCTTTTGTTTTGCCTTGCTTGGTAATACCATCGGCTGCGCGTCTGTATGCCATTTTCGACTCCTTATGTCGTCAATATAGTTACTGTACCAACAAAACCCGCCGCCACCAAGTTATTTGGAGTCAACGCGTCATCAAAACTTCTAGCCCCGCCAACCGGAGCCCAGCCCCACTGGATCATCCGTGAACCACCGGACGGAACATTGTCCACATTCCAGCCTGACTGGTAGTACGAATTGCTGTCAGAACGCGGCTCCCGCACCGCTTGGGGATCATCCACCGGAAACATGCCCAACTGCAACTGGGGCTGATCCGGGTCCCAACAATCGTTACATACCAGCAAGTTATACGTTTTGGTCTTTTTTACCTCTTTACGCAGTTGCTTCAGCTTAAAGCGCTGCCCGCAGCGATCACACTGCGCAATGCTATTCTTACCTGAAGCAAACCTGTTAGCCATTAGGTTCCGCCACCAATAAACATTTGCCGTGGAACAAACCGCACAGCGGCTTTTTCCCGGTCTTCCGTAGACGCCAAATCCCATGCCTCGTCGTACTGCATCTTTAGTACGTCTATGCGGCTGGTTCCATTAGGAATCTTTAGCGCCAAGTAATAAGCCAAACCAGCAACCATACAGGGAAGGAACCGGAATGGAACATCCATAGTATTGACCCCATTACCAGCATCATCAATTCTTTTGAGACGCCAATAAACGAAGGTGTAGTAGGGCTGAGCGAGGGTTCCTTGATCCGGCACGGGCCAAACAGTAATGCGTGGAATTTCTTGCCTACGCTCAATCCATACTTGAATTGGACGAGCCTGCTGGAGCTTGTTTGGAATAGTCGCATAGGTAGAAACACTAATACGCGTAATCGTCAGATCGGACTGGGTAGCCACATTTCCGGGTCCAGTACGAATAACATGCTCCATCAGGTCTACCGTATCTGCCGGTAAATTGTAGGTAGCCGTGCCCTGAACAAGCGGAATCGTCCCCTGTTCAAACGTCCACATATTGATGCCACGGTTAGCCCAATCCGCAAAAAGCAGGTTCAAGGAACGCCGTGCCGTTCTGAGATCGTAGCCAGTACGCATCTCTCCGCCCGCCCGCTCAAAGGCTTCCTCAACGATTTCCGTCAAGTCCAGATCAAATGCGGTTGTGCCGGAAAGAGCCATCTTTTATCCTTTTGCAGCACGCATGTTGTCAACTAGGTTAGGGTAAACCCTACCAGCCGCTTTAGCCATTGATCTGGCTTTTGCCTTTTTATCTGAAGACATAGCTTTGGGTGCACCTAGCTTTTTTGGACGAGGTTTATCCCAGACTTCACCACCCTCAGAATACTCGGTGAAATCCGTGTTGTCGCGGCGAGGATGCATCTTCCCGTCTTCCATGAAGTCGGTGTTATCCCGACGAGGCTTACGCACCGCCTTGGGCATTTTGCTGGGCATGATAGCCCCCATACCGCGACTGGCTCTCATCGCATTTTTCCTCTTGTTTTACCCCGCTGGGCAATACCGTCAGCCCGTTTGGAAGCGGAGACTGAACCACCGCCAGCATAACCTTTTTGACCGCGCACGGGATCACGAACACGCCCATCATCCGCTGGGGCAGTGGGGGTTTTGTTGTGCTTCATGTACGCTTCGTCTAAGACTTTGGGGGTAACTCTTTGGTCGTACCTAGCCTCTTCGATTTCCTTCGGTGTAGGGCGTCCCATGGCAGTTCCTTACATCTTGATTTGTTTGCCTTTGGTATGGCCTTTTTTGACGATACCATCGCGGCTAGGGGCTGCTGTACGGACTTTGCCCATACCAGAGGTCTTCACACTGCCACCGGCTTTATAGCCTTTAGCTTCGGCTTCTTCGTGCTTAATCATGGACTTAGGAGCGCCTTTCTTTTTCATAAAAGCGATTTCCTTACCCATCATTGCTTTAGACTCTTTCATATCGCCACCTTTTGAAAATTTGCGGCCTTTGTCCGCTTGGTTAAATTCTTTACCCACAGACATGGGTACTC